AAAATGGGTAAAAAAGTTAAAAAGATGAGGTAGTACTAATGAAAGGTAGAATGGCAGGTAAAGCAATGCTTACAGCTAAGCAAAAGACTTTACCAAAACAGTTACAAGAAAAAATCATTAAGTCTAAAATGAAAAAGAAAAAGAAGAAAAAATAATGAAAATATACTCAGGCGACAGAAACTTTATGAAAACACCTAAGAAGAAAACTCCTATTAAGGACTTTCTTAAAAAAGGTACAGTTAAAGGTATTAAGTTTGTAGGAAAAACAGCTATCAGTCCAATAACATTAGCCTTTGCTGGTGGTGCTGGTATTGTTAGACAATTTAAAAGAGAAATTGGTCAGCAGCCTATCAAAAGAACTGCTACAAGAAAATTCAATAGGAAAGGAATCTCTGTACTATAATGGAAGATAAAACAAAACATGGTGGTAAAAGAGAAGGTGCTGGTAGACCATTAGGTTCAAAGTCTAAAACACTTTGGAAGTCTATGGAGGACATGGCATCTAAGTATCAACATTCTCCTTTAGATTATTTATTATCTGTGTTAAACAATCCTGCAAGTTCGCCTGATCGTAAAATGTATGCAGCAGAAAAAGCAGCACCTTACGTTCATCCAAAACTAGCTAACACAACATCTAAGATAGGAACAGATGAGCCAATCCAAATCAAAGTCCAATGGCAAAAAGAAAGTTAAGATAATAGAAGTACCTTATAAGCCAAGAACATATCAACAAGAGGTACATAGTAATTTAAAAAGATTTAGTGTTTTAGTTTGTCATCGTAGATTTGGTAAATCAGTTTTATCAATAAATGAATTAATTAAAACAGCAGCAGATAAACCTAGAGCTTTATGTGCATTCATAGCTCCAACTTATAGACAAGGTAAATCTATTGCTTGGGAATATTTAAAATTTTATACAAGACCCTTAATGACTTGGGGTGGAAGTAGAAACGAGTCTGAACTTAGAATCGATTTATTTAATGGTTCTAGAATACAAATTTTTGGTGCAGATAATCCTGACTCCATAAGAGGTATGGGATTTGATGGCGTTGTCCTGGACGAGTACGCAATCATGTCTCCTAGAGTATGGACAGAGATTATTAGACCAGCTGTTGCTGATAAATTAGGATGGGTTTTATTTATCGGTACACCAATGGGGCATAATCAATTCTGGGAAGTTTATGATTTTGCACAGCGTGGTCATAAAGATTGGTATGGGAAACTATATAGATCTTCTGACACAAAAGTAATTCCAGAGGAGGAACTGGAGCAGGCACGTTCTATCATGACACCTGAGCAGTATGAACAAGAGTTCGAATGCTCTTTTACAGCTGCTGTGTCAGGAAGTTATTATGGTCGACTAATAACGAAAGCTGATAAAGATGGGAGGATCGGCTACGTGCCTGTAGATGATAATGCAGGTGTGGAAACTTGGTGGGATCTGGGGATAGGTGATTCAACTGCAATATGGTTTGCACAAAGAATCGGAGAAGAAGTACACCTGATTGATTATTATGAAAACTCAGGAGAATCTTTAGCACATTATGTAGATGTACTAACTGAAAAAGATTATGCTTATTCTTGTCATATAGCTCCTCATGATATACAAGCAAGAGAACTTGGTACTGGAAAGTCTAGATTAGAAGTAGCAGCAGAGCTAGGATTAGATTTTCAAGTAGCACCTAAACTTGAAGTAGATCATGGTATTGAATCAGTACGTAATGCACTGAAACAATGTTGGTTTGATAGAGAAAAATGTAAACAAGGACTAGATGCATTACGACAATATAGAAAACAATGGGATGAAAAAAACCAAGTTTTTAAAAATAAACCACTACATGATTGGTGTTCACACGCAGCTGATAGCTTTAGATATGGATGTGTTAGTGAACCATTAGATACAACTGAATGGGATAAACCAATTAATGTAGATACAAAATATGTAGTATGAAGAAATCAGAACAAGAAATATTATCGATAGTAAGTAGAGAGATTCACAATGCATCAGGTTATATTGGTGGTGAGCTAGTTGCTAGACGAAAGAAATCATTAGAATATTATTTAGGTATGCCTCTTGGTAATGAACAAGAAGGTAGATCACAAGTAATTTCTAATGATGTAATGGACACAGTTGAAAGCTTAATGCCTTCATTAATGAAAATCTTTACAGCAGGAGACAATGTTTTCTCATGTGAAGGTGTTGGACCAGAAGATGAAGAAATGGCAAGACAATGTTCAGATTATTTAAACCATATATTCTATAAACAGAATAATGGATTTACAGCATTATATACAGCATTCAAAGATGCATTGATTCAAAAAAATGGTATATTAAAAATATACTGGGATAATTCAGAAAAAACTGAAAGAGAACAATATACAAGATTAACAGATGATGAGTTTAATGATCTTGTTGCAGATTCAGAAGTAGAAGTAAAAGAACATACTGAATATGATGAACCTATCGTAGATGATAGAGGTGAAGAATTAGATAAAATAAAATTACATGATGTTGTAATACATAGAACTAGAAAGTATGGACAAGTAAGAATAGATCCAATACCACCAGAAGAATTTTTAATTGAAAGAAGATGTAAGTCTATTGATACAGCTAACTTTGTTTGTCATAGAACAAATAAAACTAAAACTGAATTAGTAGAAATGGGATATGATAAAGATTTGGTAGATTCTTTACCAACTGGTGATCCTGATTATTTTACAGAAGATAAATTTATTAGACATCAAAACATAGACTTTTCACATGGAGAAGCTGATGGTGATAAATCTACACAAGATGTATTACTTCATGAATGTTATGTAAGAATGGATCTTAATGATGATGGTAAATCAGAACTTGTTAAGATTTGTGTAGCTGGTGATTCTAAAAAATTATTAAGCATAGAAGAAATGGATACAATGCCATTTATATCTATGACGCCAGTTATCATGCCTCACAGATTTCATGGTAGATCTATTGCAGAATTAGTAGAAGATATACAATTAATTAAATCTACTGTTATGAGACAAATGTTAGATAACATGTATCTAACTAATAATAACAGAGTTGCAGTACAAGATGGTCAAGTAGCTATGGATGATTTATTAACTAATCGTCCTGGAGGAATAGTTAGAACTAAACAACCACCTGGTAATGTAATGATGCCTATACAAGCACAACCAATTACAGAACAAGCTAGTGGTATGTTAGCTTACTTAGATTCTGTAAAAGAAACTAGAACAGGTGTAAGTAGAACATCACAAGGTTTAAATGCAGATTCATTAAATCAAAAAACTGCAACTGGTATGAACCAAGTATTAACTCAATCTCAAATGAGAATGGAGTTGATTGCTAGAATATTTGCAGAAACAGGTGTTAGAGATTTAGCACTTAAAATGTTTGAATTGGTATGTAAATATCAACAAAAAGAAAAAATTGTAAGAATTAGAGGTAAGTATATACCAATGAGACCTTACGAATGGAAAGATAGAATTAATGTTACAGTCCAAGTAGGATTGGGTTCTGGATCAAAAGAGCAGCAGTTAATATTAACTAATGCTATTTTACAAAGACAAATGGAAGCTATTAATCTTCAACAGAATGTATATGGACCAATGGTTAATTTAAGAAATATATACAATTCTTTAAAAAAATTAGTTGAACATGCAGGTCTAAATAGTGTAGAACCTTTCTTTATGGATCCTGACGTTGGTGCATCACAAATGCCACAATTACCACCTAAGCCTCCAACAGAGTTTGAAAAAGTAACTCTAGCACAGGTACAAGGTGAAAATCAGAGAGCACAGCTAAAAGCTGAAACTGATATAAAACAGATTGAGGCAAGAATGAGACAAGCTATGTTAGAATTTGAGTTAAAAATTAAAGAACTTGAATTAAAATATGGTAGTAAAATTGATGAAGCCAACTTGAAACGTAGATCAATGTTAGAACAAACTGATCTAAATAAAGCAGGTGACTTGATGAAAGAAATAGTAAGAGGACAAAACCAATTCTTTAACAATGGACAAGGAAAAACAGATCAGGGAGGGCAAGAGAGCAGAACAACTTCTGAACGATCCCCTTCTAAAGACAGCATTTGAAGATCTTCTTGAAATATACAAACAAGAAATCTTTAATACAAAATTCACTGAAGATGATAAACGTACATATCTTTGGGTAGCCTACAATCTTGTAGACAAAATCAGAGGTCATTTACAAAGTATCATGACAAGTGGAAAACTAACTCAGGACGAGTTAGATAATCTAAATAAAAGAAGTTAAGCTAACGCAACTTCAAATTCGTCAACCATGAAAGGAACGATATGTCACAAACAAATAATATAGATGGTGCTGCTGAAAAGATTTCAGGATTATTGAATCCAAAAGATCAACAAGAAACTGAAACTAAAGCAGAACCTTCAGAGCCTGTAAGTACTGAGACACAGGAAACTCCAGAGAGCCAAGCTGAGTCTGAAGCAGCTCCAGTTGAGCAGGAAACTGAAAATACTGAGGTAACAGAAGAAACACAAACAGAATCACAAGAACCTAATCTCCACCGATTAAAAGTAAATGGTCAAGAGATTGAGGTAAGCCTTGATGAACTGAAAGCTGGATATTCTAGAGACTCAGATTATAGACAAAAAACTCATTCTTTGAGTATGGAAAAGAGAGATCTTGAATCTCAAAAGAATAGTTTGCGTCAATCTTATGATGCGAAACTAACAGAGTTGAATGAACTTATAGCAACTGCTGACGCAACTGTCAGACAACAACAAGGAAGTGCTGATCTTCAAAGATTATACGAAGAAGATCCTACACAAGCTGCTAAGTTGGATTATGAATTAAGACAACGACAAGTACAGCTTGATGATATGAGAGCCAAAGCTAGAGAAGCTCAGGCTAAACAATATAGTGATTTTCTTGAAACACAGCGAGAGTTAGCAGCTACAAAAATACCAGAGTATAGCGATCCAAGTAAAGCAGATCAATTCAAACTTAATATGCGTAACTCACTTAGAGGATATGGATTTAATGATGATGAGATCGGATCACTTGCAGACCATAGATTTTTAATGGTTGCAAAGGATGCAATGAGCTATCAATCTTTAAAAGATAAAAGACCTATCGTTCAAAAGAAAGTAGCAAATGCTCCAAAGGTTGTTAAACCTGGTGTTGCAAAGTCATCAGCAAGTTCTGGTAGAGAGCAGATAAGAAATAAAATTGGCAAGTTACGTAAGACAGGAAACATCAATGATGCTTCTTCTGCGATACTTGACATTATTAATCTTAAATCTCAACAAAGGAAATAAACAATGGCACAGCCAACTAACACGTTTGATACTTATGATTCAGTCGGTGAAAGAGAAGATCTTTCTGATGTAATCTACAGTATCTCACCAACAGATACGCCATTCATCAGCTCAGCAGCTAAGACAAAAGCTACTGCAGTTCTTCACGAATGGCAAACAGACGCTTTAGCAGCAGCAGTTACAAACAATGCTGTTATTGAAGGCGATGAAGCGACTTTAGATGCAGTATCACCAACTACTAGACTTTCTAATAGTTCACAGATTATGGACAAAACTGTTGTAATCACAGGAACACAAGAGTCAGTAGACAAAGCAGGTAGAGCATCTGAGTTAGCATATCAAATTGCTAAAAAAGCAAAAGAGTTAAAAAGAGACATGGAAGCTACTGTAACTGGAAACATTGCAGAAGAAACTGGTGGCTCTGGTACTGCTAGAAAAATGGGAACATTAGGATCTTGGATCGCAACTAATGATGTTTTCGGTTCTGGTGGTGCATCTGGTTCTATTGGTAATACAGCTAGAACAGATGGAACTCAAAGAGCTTTTACAGAAGCACAATTAAAATCAGTAATCAAATCAGTTTGGAATGAAGGTGGTGAACCTAGCATGATCATGGTAGGACCATTTAACAAACAAAAATTATCAGGATTTACTGGTAATTCAACTAGATTTGATGCAGGTGCAGACGCTACATTATACACTTCTGTAGATGTATACGCATCTGATTTTGGTCAATTACAAGTAGTACCTAACAGATTCTCTAGAGATAGAGATGCATATGTGTTAGACATGAACTACTTTGCAATAGCGTTCCTAAGAGACTTCAGTATGCATGAACTTGCAAAAACTGGTGACTCTGAAAAGAGACAGCTTTTAGTTGAAGCGACTTTAGAGTCTAGAAACGAAAAAGCATCTGGATTAGTTGCAGACTTGACTACATCATAATAATTAAACTGTTTGGGGGAGTAACCTATAAATCTGCTCCCCCAGCAGATTCTATAAAAATGAAGATCTGAGAGAAGGTTAAGATCGGAACATTTAAGGAATATAATGAGAACATTAAACGACTATTTTTTACATGCTGAAATTGCTGACGTCAGCACAGCATCATCAACTTTTGTACCAGTACCTGATTCAGGTAAAATTATTAAAATTATAACTGCTTTACAAGGAGCTATCTCTGGTGGAGATGCAGCAATTACTTTTGAAATTGGTGGAACTGCAGTTACAGGTGGAGCAATCACAGTTGCTAACTCAGGTTCAGCAGCAGGTGATGTAGATACAGCAGAACCTACAGCAGATAATGATGTACAAGAAGGTGGCACTATTGAAATGCTTACTGATGGTGGATCTACTGGAGCAAATAAACTTAACGTAACTTTTGTAATTAGAAGATAAGGAGTAACATGTCACACATTGCGATGAGACCTGTTACTACACAAAAAGTTAATTCATCAGGAACATCAGCTCAATCATCAGCATTTGGTTCTAATGTAGAATACGTTAGAGTAGTACCAGATGCAGATTGTCATATTGAGTTTGGAGTTAATCCTACAGCAACTAATGCTAAGATATTCTTAGAATCTAAATCATCAGAATACTTTAAAGTATCTGAAGGTGAGAAAGTTGCAGTTATAGGATCTGTAAATTTATACGTAACTGAATTGACAGAGTAATGGGAAAAGTTCGATCTGTAGAATACGATGGTGGTATAAAAACCAAGTATATTCAAGAGTCAGATGGTAAGCTAACTATTAATAATCAACAAGATGTAAATCCTTTGTTGAAAAGAAATAAAGAGCTTTATAATCATGATAATGGATACTTGTCTAGTGCTAAAGAAATGAAACGAGTAGCTAGTGTACCTCCATTAGTACTACAGATCTGGGCAAAAGAATATAATGGTAGCAATAATTGGTTTGCTTTACCTAAAGAAGTACAAAAAAAAATTATGAGAACTAAACTTAATAGTAATGAGTTTAGATATTTTAGAACAGCTAGTGGGAATTTATAATGGCATTATCAACATATTCAGAATTAAAAGCATCTATAGCAAACTTCTTAAATAGATCAGATCTCACTACTGAGATACAAGATGATTTTATAAAATTAACAGAAGCTGACTTTAATGCTAAGTTAAGAATCAGACAAATGGAACAACAAGATGATGTTACCATTAATGCTGAACAAGTAAATGTTCCTACAGGTTTTTTAGCTGTAAGATCATTTTATATATTATCATCATCAACTAAATATCCATTAGAATATATTACACCACATAATATGTTTGAAATAAAAGGTGGATCAAGAACTGGTAGACCCAGATGTTATACAATAGAGAGTGACAATGAAGTTGAAAAATTCAGATTTGGTCCTACTCCTGATGTTTCTTATACTGGTAAGTTATCATACTACAAAGCTATATCAGAGCTTAGTGATTCTAATACATCAAATTATATCTTAGCAAAACATCCAGCAATATATTTATATGGATCTTTATATCATGCAGCTAACTTTCTTGGTGGAATAGATCCAACACAACTATCACAATGGTTGCAAATGTATTCTACTGCATTAGAAAGATGCGAAAACAATGATAGACATGATACATATGGAGGTGCACCTGTTACACAAAGAACAGATGTACAAACAGATTTATCATTTTATAGGAATAGATAATGCAAGTACCTTTTGGAGAATGGCTACCTGATCAACCTGAACACTTAAAACCAGGTGCTAATGTAGCTACAAACGTATATCATACATTAAATACATATAAAAGATTTCCATCTTTAGTTGACTATACTACAAATAATATAGGTGCAAATGCTAGAGGTGCAGGTTCATTTAGAGATAACTCTAATAATATTTTTAATTTTGTTGCAACAAATACTAATTTATATCAGTTAGCTACAGGAACATTTACATCTAGAAAATCAGGACTTACTGGTACAAATACAGATTTTATTACATTTACACAATTTGGTAATTATGTAATTGCTAGTAATGGAGTTGATGCACCACAATTTTTTTTAATGGGTACATCTACAAACTTTGCTGATTTAAGTTCAATAGTTACAGCAGGATCATTACCTACATTTAGAGTATCAGGAGTTATTCGAGATTTTTTTGTTACAGGTAATCAACCTACAAAAACAAATAGAATACAATGGTCAGGTATTAATGATCTTACTACATGGGAAGGTAAACAAGCAGATTTTCAAGACTTGCCTGGATCAGGTGGTAGAATAGTACATATTACATCTGGAGAGATAGGATATGTATTTAGACAAAATCAAATCATTCGTATGGACTTTGTTGGTGGATCTGTAGTATTTAGATTATCAGTTATATCACCAAACAGAGGAGCTGTTTATGGACAAACAGTTTGTCAAGATAATAGAAATGTATTCTTTTATTCTGATGATGGATTCTATCAATTATCAGGAGATACAATAACACCTATTGGTGCAGAAAAAGTAAATAGATTTTTTGATCTAGATCTTAATAAAGCATATACAGATAAAATTAAAGCAGCTGTTGACCCATTTAATCAGTTAGCATTATGGGCATATCCAAGTATTAATACATCACCTAATGCATCAGGATTATGTGATAGAATTATTATATATAATTATGCTACTAAAAAATGGTCATTAGCAGAAGCTAATACAAGTGTAATCTTTCCACAATTTGTTGGAGCTTTTACAGTAGAGTTAATGGATATTATATCTGAAAACTTAGAAAATATTAATGCAGCTCTTGATACAGACTTTTGGAATGGTGGTCAAATGTTTTTAGGAGCTATAGATGAAAATTATAAAGCAGCTATATTTTCTGGAAACTCTAATGAATGTGAAGTAGAAACAGCAGAACTAGAACCTTTTGCAGGACTTAGAGCTAATATAACTGGTGTTAGACCAATCGTAGATGCAGTATCTACATTAACAGTAAAGACAAGAGAAAGAGTTGCTGATAATGAATCTGAATCTACATCAGTAACACAAAATAGTAGTGGTATGAATCCAGTTAGAAAATCTGGAAGATATATTAGAGCTAATGTTAAAATACCATCAAAAACAACATTTACTCATGCACAAGGAGTAGATTTTATATTAAGTAAAGCAGGAATAAGATGAGTGATAATAATGATATAGACAATGTAAGATATTCGTTTGAATCACAAGAATTTTTTCAAAGACAATTAGAACAAAGTGTGAACGAATTAATTAATAAAAATAATACAGAGAATGACAAAGCTTTTGCTTGGTTCATGAGTTAGGAGAAAAATGGCAGGAATAAAAGATTATAGTACAACAGCTAGTAATAACAGCTCAGTAGGAGGTGTTAATATAGCTGAAGGTATGTTACCTTCTAACATTAACAACGCCTTCAGAGCTATAACAGCTGATATTAGAGAGTTTTATAATGACTCTCAATGGGTAATTTATGGTGATGGTGATGGAGCACATACTTTTGCATATGTAAGTGGAACATCATTTACTGTCGCTGGAGCTAATGTAACATCATTCTATCATGCTGGTAGAAGGGTAAAAGCTGTAGGATCATCTACAGGAACAATAGTTGGAACAATAGCTAGTTCATCTTTTTCTACAGATACAACAGTAAATGTAACTTGGGATTCAGGATCATTACAAAATGAATCTTTAGTTATTTATGTAGGTATTTTATCAAAAACAAATAACTCTATACCTACTGGTATTATTACAGGAGCAAATTTATCTTCAGGATTGCTAGTAGATAATTCTTCTCATTCAGCACATACACCTGATGATACTACTGTATTTACAACATCTGCTTCTGACTCTAGATATTTTAGACAAGACTCTACAGAAACAATAGCATCAGGAGATACTTGGAGTAACTCAGATACTAAAGTAGCAACAACTGCTGCTATATCTGCTAGAATTATAGATCTTGTTGATGATGTAGGTGGATTTGTACCTATAGCAAATGAAACAAGTTTTCCAAATGCTAATCCAGATGTTAATGATGGAGCTGGTACTATAGTAAGTATCACAGCTTTATCTACTGGATTAACAGCTGATGGATCTGGAGTTATTACTATTTCAAATGGAACAGTAGGAAACTCAACAGTAACTATAAATGGATGTGGAGCTGCAGCTACATTTGCTTCAGGCTTTGGATTATTAGTAGAAACTACAACTACACTTAATACTTACACATTTGTAAGATTAGTTCCAAAAGCAACTGAAGTATCAACTGTTGCTGCTAATGCAACTAATATATCTGCTGCTGGAGCAAATACTACAAATATCAATACAGTTGCTGGACAAATAACTCCAACAAACAATATTGCTACACTTGCAGGAATATCAGGATTATCAGCTCTTGCATCAGCAGAATCTAGTGGTCATGTAACCAATGTATCTAATAACTTATCAGGTATAAACTCATTTGCTGAAAGATATAGAATAGCATCATCTGCTCCTACAACTTCATTAGATGTCGGAGACCTCTATTTCGATACAACGGCAAATGAACTTAAAGTTTACAAATCATCTGGTTGGGCATCAGCAGGATCATCTGTTAATGGTACTTCTGCTAGATTTGAATATACAGCTACTGCTGGTCAAACTACATTTACAGGAGCTGATTCAGCAGGAAATACACTTAATTATGATTCACCATTTATTGATTGTTATCTTAATGGTGTTAAGCTTGTTAATGGAACTGACGTTACAGTAACATCAGGTAACTCTGTTGTTTTAGCGTCTGGTGCAGCTGCAGGTGATATTTTAGATTTAGTAGCTTTTGGAACATTTAATGTTGCAGCTATTAATGCAGCAAATATTACATCAGGATTATTAGGAACAGATCGTTTACCAACTGTACCAACTACAAAAGGTGGTACTGGACTTACATCAATAGGATCTGCTAATCAAGTTCTTAGAGTAAATAGTTCAGCTAATGGATTAGAATTTGCTGATATACCTGGATTTGGTGGAGTTCTTGGAGTATCTGATGGTGGTACAGGATTAAGTACATTAGGTACAGCAGGACAAGCTTTAGTCGTAAATTCAGGAGGAACAGCATTAGAATATTCAAATGCTTCTTCAGCAGAAGTTTATGGTTTAGAAATGTATTACAATCCATCAACAATATATATTGATGTATCAGTTCAAAGTACTGGAAGTGGTAATAAATATTTTATTGATGGTGTTCAACAAAAAACATTAGAATTATTTGAAGGTAATACTTATGTATTTACACATCCTTCAGCACATCCATTAAGATTTTCAACAGATAGTGGAAATACAAGTGCTTACACAACAGGAGTTACTGTAAATTCATCAACACAAGTTACGATTGTAGTAGCTAGTGGAGCTCCAACGCTTTACTATTACTGCAGTTCACATTCAGGTATGGGTGGTCAAGCTAATACACCTGTTCCTGCTGATAACTCAGTAAGAGTTACTACTACAAATCAAGGAGCTGATAGTATAAGTGGAACTGAATATGACGCTTTTGATGACGTCTTATTTGCTGCTAGTGGCTTCACATTTAGCTTAAATAGTAATGGTAGACTTATTGCTACAGTTTAACAATAAGTATATAACTAATTAACGAAATAACATAAGGAGAAATAAAAAAATGGCGACAATCGACATAGGTAAAATTTCGTTTACACAAAAGGGCACTTGGTCAAGTGCTACCAGTTACACAGCAAAAGATGTCGTTCAACATTTAGACAATGGTGAATTTTCATCTTATGTTGCAGTAGCTGCATCAACAAATCAAGCACCATCAACTAATGGTACTATAAATACTTCGTACTGGAATTTGATGGCAAGAGGAAATGCAATTTCAAGCACTAATCAAGGTACTTGGGATAGTGCAACTGCTTATAATAAAAATGATATTGTTCAATACAACTCAGATGGAACACACACATTTGTTGCTGTGCAAGGTTCAACAAACCAAGCACCACAAACAACAGGTACAGTTAATACTACTTACTGGACAAAACTAGCATCTGGTGTTGCAGGGTCAGGAAACGTAGATGTCCTTGCTTCAGTTGATGCAAGTTCAAGTGCTTCATTATCAGTAGATGGATATTTCAATGATGCAATTTATGGTCATTATAAAATTGTTTGTCAAAACATAGTTTTTAGTGGCAATACATATGTTAATTTTAGAGCATTAGATAGTTCTGGTGAAATTACTTCACAAGTTTATGCAGGTGTAAAACATGTATTTGCTGACTATTATGATACAGCAGGATATTATTTTACAAGACAAGAAAATGCACCTGTATTTGGATACTCAAATGGTTTCGATACCTATTTCCAAATTGGTAGATCAGAAAGAACAAGTCGATCTAAGTTCCAATTCAGAAGTTCACCGAGTGGTGCTAATATGAATTGCACAATAGAAATGCCTAGTGCAGGTCATAGTAATAATGTTAGTGGGTCTTACAATCTTACAATGAGAGGTGGAGATACAACAAATAGTCCCTCTAGATATGCAGGAGTTCATGAAGATTGTCATTTTCAAATAGTCACTTCATCAGCTATTACTGGTTGGAAATTATATCCTGGTTCAGGAACAATTACATCTGGTCGAATGATTTTATATGGATTTAAGAAATAAGGAGTAAAATATGGCAAAACATAAAAAAATAACACCAAATGGTATTATTGAAGAAGAAGTAACACAAGCTGAAATTGATGCTTTAGCTGCTGATAATGAACAAGCTGATGCAAGTTCACTTGAAGCTGATAGAAAAGAACAAGAGCAAAAAGATTTGAAAGCTAGTGCCAAAGCAAAGTTAATAGCAGGAGAGCCATTAACTGAAGCTGAAGCAGATACTTTGGTAATATAATATGACAAGAGCAAGAGACTTAGCTGATATGATCAGCAGTGGTAAGATTGAATTAGCAGAGATTGCTACTTCTACACAGGAATCATTAGGTAATACAGACCTATATGGTTTTAAAAAAACTAATGGTACTGGTAGTCAGAAAGAGGATCTTATTCTTACAAAAACAAATGGCTCTGATAATATATCAGTAGCTACAAACGATAGTTCTCAGACAGATTTATTTGATGAGAGCTTTTTTAGTAAAAAAGGACTTACATTCTCAGTGAACTCAGATGGTGAACTGTTAGTGACAGTCTAACAACAAAGGAGAAAATATAAATGGCAACAGTAAATTTAGGTAGAATTAAGCCAGTATTCAGAGGTGCCTATAATGGTGCTACTGCTTATGTAGTTGATGATATCGTCACTCATGGGGATGAAACATTCATTTGTATACTAGCTTCAACAGGCAATGCTACTTCCAATGCTACCTATTGGACAAAATTAGCAGCTAAAGGAACAGATGGTACAGATGTAGGTACTACATTAACAACACAAGGTGATATGCTTTACAGAGATGGAAGTGGATTACAAAGACTAGCTAAAGGTACATCTGGTAATGTTTTAAAACAAGGAACTAATCACCCAGAATGGGGAACAGTATCTTCTGACTTTGTTAGACTTGCAAGTCTTACACAAACAAGTGAAGTACAATCATTTTCAGTAGATGGATATTTTACAAGTGATTATGATGTTTATAAAATATACTTAATAAATGCTACTGCTGATGGTAATAAATTTCAAGTGCAAGTAAATCAAGGTGGTTCAGCTGCAACATCTAGTGATTATCAGTATTTGGCAGCTTATAATGATTTGACTACAGGAAATACACCAAGTTCATCTACATCTCACTCAATAAACGATAGTCAATTTAGAATTGGTTGGCAAGATGATACAGCAAGTAGAAGACTCAGTTCTGAAATAACAATCTTTGACCCATTAAATACGAATAGATACAAACCAGTACATTATTCAGGAATGTCTTTTATGGGTTCTTATTGGTATTTAGTTCAAGGTGTTGCACAATATGAAAACAACACTAATGCAATAAGTGGACTAACTTTTAAAGGTCATAATTCAAGTTATAATGTTAGTGCAGACCATATCTATGTTTATGGCTTAAAGAACTCATAATGAATAAGGAGAATATATAAATGAAAAAAGTAATATTTAATCCAGAAAATCCTAATGGTTTAGAGGTTGAATTAACTGCTGATGAAGTTTCACAAGTTCAAGCACAAGACGTTAAAGTTGCAGAAAAAGACGAAACAGAATTAGCAGAAAAAAACCAAAATGAAACAGACCAAGCTAATGGTAATAAAAAACTTTTAGACTTGGGATTAACACAAGCTGAAGCAACAGCATTGACTGGTTATACACCACCAATAGAAGAATAATAAAAAACTAATGGCTAATACATACAAAAATGTAAAAGCAGATTTAACGTCAACAGGTCTAGTGGTGTTACTTAATGTACCCACTGGATCTACTTGTATTATAAAATCAATATTAATATCTGAAGATACAGGTGCTACACCAACTATAGATATTACATTAGTTGAATCTGCTAACATTTTTAGTTTGTTTAAAAGTGAAAGCTTATCTGCTAATCAAACAAAAGAATTACTTACACAACCATTAGTAATACAAGCAGGACAGGAACTTAAAGCACAAGCATCAGCTGGTAATCAGCTACATATTGTTGTGTCTTATTTAGAAATAACGTGATTGAATTGGTTAGGATACCAACAGAAAATGTTAATGATGCTTGGGGTATGGTATCACAAAATATTGCAGATGCATTAGCTAGATCTAATGGATATGCTAGAGCAGAACATATCAAAGAATGGATCTTACAAAATAAAATGCAATTATGGATTCTTTGGGATTCACAAGATAAAAAGTATTATGGAGTAGTAGTTACAGAAATAATACAAAGACCATTACAGCGATGTTTAAATATTAAAATCATGACTGGTAATCATCGTGAAAAATGGCAACATCTAATAAAACAAATAGAAGATTTTGCATGGCAAAACAACTGCGATTTATTAGAGTTAGTAGCGAGACCAGGATGGAAACGTGTACTTAAACCCTTTGGTTTTAAAGAAAGTCATGTATTATTAGAAAAACACAATAAGGAGAAAAAATAATATGTCATTTGGAGGAGGAGGTGGTGGAGGAACATCTACTACAGTAAACAGAGTAGAACCTTATGCACCATCAACAGGAGCTTTAAATCAGATTATATCTGAAGCTGGAACTATATATGGTCAAGGACCAGCAGGTACTGGCTACGTAGCACCAAGCACACAAACTATTCAAGGTTTAGCTGCACAAGAAACTATGGCTAAAGCTGCTAATCAACAACTTATGGATACTATACAAGGTAAATTTAGCAATCCTTTCTTATCTCCTTTGATTGCACAAGCTGGTAAAGATATCTATACGAATGTTGCAGCAGAATTTAGTGGTGCAGGTAGAACTCCAACAAGTATGGGAGCACAATCTGCTGTCATAGGACAAGTTGCAGATAGAGCATTACCACTTGCATTTGCACAATTAGAAAGAGAAAGAAATAGACAATTACAAACAGCAAGAGCTGTACCAAGTTTAACAGCTGTAGGAGGAGCTTTAGAAGATATACAAGCAGAAAAACAATTAGCTCCATTTGCTGCATTACAACAATATCAACAAACAGTTTCACCAATAGCTTTTGGTTTACCTCAAACAATAGGTACACAAACACAACCAAGACCTAATCCTGTAGGTATGGCTGCTGGTGGAGCATTAACAGGAGCTGCATTAGGTTCACAAATTGGAGCAGTAGGTGGTCCAATGGGAGCTGCAATAGGTGCAGGTTTTGGATTATTAGGAGGTTTATTATAATGAAACTTAAAGATCATATACCACACATAGTTAAAGAACATAAAACAACTTGTGCAGTTATAGCTGTAATCATTATTGTTTTAGCAATATTATAAGGAGTTAATATGTCAGGAGGAGGAGGAGGATCTGGTAATGATGGATCCAATGATATGCAAGTTTCTGGAATGGAAGCTGCAATGTCAACAGAAAAAGGTATCAGTACTCATGCAGAATCTAGAGTAGGAGGCAATCAAGGTAATATCAATGATGAGTTTGGTTCAGGAGGAAATGTTTATGATAACTCTCCTGATACTTCAACTGTTGGTATGGCTTCTGATAGTAAAAATTACTTTAGTTCACCAAAAAATCCTCCAGGCGTAAGCACAGCTTTTGATTATGAAACAGAAGCATATCAAGGTGATGTAAATATAGATGCTGGATATGGACAAGGTAAAATTACAAGTGCTGTTTATGATGCTAAAACAGGTAAAACAAACATAGAACAAACTGTAGGTATCATTGATACAGCTACATATCAAACAGCTAATCTTCAAGCATATTTAGATTCACCTGATGTATCTGATAAAGATAAAGTACAAACACTTAATCAATTACAAGCATTATCTAATTCTAATTTACAAGGATCTAAATTAAACAAAGTAAAAGGTGCACAAACAACTAAAGATTTTGTTGTAGAAAATTTAGATATAGCTTTAAATAATTTAAAAAGCCAAACTAAAAATAGCAAGTACACATCTTTAATAAATGAAACTGCTACAACAAAAGCTAAAGATTTTGCTGATAAACCTTTAGATACAGTAATTAAATCTGGTGGTATTATTGGTTCTGTATTTAGTTCATTAACTGATCATTACAGAAACAATAAAGCATTAAAAACTTTAGGTTATACTGGTAAAGTTATTAAAGAATCATCAAGAGGTGATGATCTTTTAACTGGTGTACAAAGTCAAGAAGATAGAGATGCTATGAATCAACTAGCACCTTCTGCACCATTTATTGCATCAGGAACTAAAGCACCTGATAGTGTTGCAGCTAAATTTTTTGGTAATAGTGCTAATAAATTCAAGTTTGATTTTCAGTCTGAATATAACAAAGCGTTAGCTAATCAGAAAGCATTATTAAATAAAAACTCAGGAGTAGGATTATTAGCAGTAAATCAAAGTCCATTCTATGATTTTTTAAAAAAGAATAATATAGATAAAGGAATATTATAATGGGATTATTAATAGATAAATATAATGAATACTTAGAAAAACTAAGAGGAGTAAATCTTAGAGATGAAGATGATTTCTCTGGTATGGATTCTGATTTTAATACTTCAGGTGCAGGTATTAAAACAAGTCTAAGAGAAAGAGAATCTCCATTAATGAAGAATCCTATCTTTCCAACAAATATTGTACCTCCAGGAGAAGGTAAAATAAATGTTGCTGGTGCATCAATACCAATTATACCTAAAAGTGCAATGGGCAAACAAAATGTAGAGTTTGCAAAAAATAATCAAATACCTAAACAGGATGCTAAACCTTCGGATCCTATTGTTATGGGTGGTACTGGTACACAATATGCAACTGATGGTAATTTTTTAACTAAATTATCTAACCTTGCAGGTATAGATTTAGATCAAGCTAAAAAAGATTGGGCAGCTAAAGGTGGATTTAATGGTCTTATGGCTAATCCTGCATTTACATTAGGACTAGCATTTATGCAGTCAGGAGCTAGAGGTGAAAAATTAGGACAAAACTTATTAGATAATGTTCTTAAATCATCAGCTATATCAGAACAATATAAGAAAAAATTAAAAGATAAATCTGAAATAATGGAAGTTACTTCTGGTGATTTAGCTCAAATTAAAGAAGTATTAGCAGGTATGGATATATCAGCTCCATTTTTTAGAAAACTATTACCAGGTAATCAAGCAGAAAAATATGAACAAGCAGTAGAAGATATTGCTTTTGCAGTACAAAAAAGAGTTAGAAAAAAAGTATTAGCAGCACAAGAAGCTGGTAAAGACATAAAAGTAGGTACTAGATTATATAAAGAAACTATTAATGAAATGATTAGAAAAGGTGAAATAGACAAAAAAGATGGTCTAAAATTATTTGGTTATTCTATATTAGATAGTACTTTAGAAGCTAAACCATTAGCACATGGTGGTACAGCTCATGCTGGTCAAACACACATTGTTGGTGAAAAAGGACCAGAAATATTTATTCCCAAAAATACAGGTGAAGTTATAGCTAATGATGATTCACAAGTATTTGCGATGCTATTAGCATCTAACCCACAATTACAAAAAGTATCTAAGGAACGAGCTATGAAAATTTTAAAAGCTAAGTTTCCTGAGTATTTTGACTAGGAGTATAATGATTAAAAGATTTAAAATAACAGGCGTAAGTAAAAAATTTAAAGGTTTAGAAAAACTTAAACCACAAAAATCACCTAGTAAATTTACTAAAGTTTTAAGTGAAACACAGGTTAAAGCAAATCAAAGAAAAATATTAGGTGATTTACCTGAGTTTATGGGTTTATCTCAAAGAGCTACTGGTGATCTTGCTGCTGATTCTTTAGCAATGAGAACTGAAAATAAAAAATTTTTTACAGTATTACGTAAAGAACTTGGTAGATCTAGAGCTAGAACTGCAACTGGTTTAAGAACATTTAAACAAACTAGAAAAGTACCTAAACTAGCAATAACAAAAGCTAAAACTAAAGGTGCAATGAAATCATACAATATAGCTAGTGATAAATCTGCTAATGTATTTTCTAAAACTATGGAAAAACTTACTGGTAGAGCTAAAACAAGTCCATTTATTAATAAAGGTTTTGATGTAAAACCTAAAAAAATATCACAAAGCTCATTAAAACAAATGGGTCTTGATGATAGAGAATATTTTAATCCTAAATCAGGTAAAACATTTATTAACACAGCTAGAGGCGATTTCTTAAAAAAGAAAAAGAAAATTTAGATGCCACATAATGACTTTCATCTTGAAGAATTTAAGTTGAAGGATCCAATCAAAG